CATGGCCCGCAACTACCTCCGGCAATCGGCGGAAGCCTCGGAAACGACGTGGAGCATCCAAGACGGCAAGCTGCAAATCGTTTCCCTGACCGGCACCCTTCCGAATCAGGCCATCGTCTTGAACAGTAAGTCGGGCCTCATCGGGACGCCGGAACAGACGAACGACGGCATCACCGTCCGCTGCTTGCTCAATCCCCTGCTTAAGATTGGCGGCAAGGTCATGATTGACGAAAAGGATGTCGCGGAGGCGAAGCTGCCCGACACCGACAAAAAAGCGGAGGCGAACAAGCCCGCGTCGATTGCAAGCGACGGGGTGTATCGCGTCCTGACCATTGAACACGCGGGGGACACCCGGGGCAACGACTGGTATTCCAACATCGTTTGCCTCGATGTCGATGAGACTGCCCCGCCCGGGAAGCAGGTGAAGCCAGCATGAACCGCGACGAACGACTAGACGACCCCGAAGAATCCTTGCGGCTTGCGCTGGAAAACGCGCAGTCGCAGATTTGGACGGCTACCCCGGCCATCGTGCAGGCGGTGAATCTGGCCGCGCAAACGCTGTCGGTGCAGCCTGCCATTCAGGGGACGCTTTCGAACCCGGACGGCACGACGCAAACCGTGAACCTTCCGCTTTTGGTCGATGTCCCTATCGTATGGCCCCGGGCTGGTGGGTTCGCTCTGACATTCCCGATTGCGGTGGGCGACGAAGTGCTGGTGGTGTTCGGCGCTCGGTGCATCGACTCATGGTGGCAGTCGGGAAGTGTTGGCGCTCCGGCTGAGGCCCGCATGCACGACCTCAGCGACGGCTTCGCAATACTGGCCCCGACATCGCAGCCGAAGAAGTTTGCGAACGTCAGTTCAACAAACGTTCAGCTTCGGGACACCGCTGGCACGACTTACGTTGAGATTACGCCCGGCGGCAAGGCCCGCGTGGTGGGCGCTTCGGCAATCGACATCGAGGCCCCGACCATCAATCTGAATGGCTCAAGCGCCGTGAATGTGACCGCGCCGACCATCGCATTGAACGGGCAGGTCACGCAGGCAAGCGGCTCATTCTCGATTGGAGGCATCGTGTTCGGAACGCACAAACACACCGGAGTGCAATCCGGGCCATCAAATACTGGCGGCCCAACCAACTAATCAGGATAATGTCAAGCATGAGATACCGCAAATTAGACGCAAATGGGGACATGACATTCGGGAATCAGCAAGCCGACTTTTGGCGCGACGTCCCGGAGGCCCCCGCGCAAGCTATTTTGACCCGGCTCCGTTTGTGGCTCGGGGAATGGTTCATCGACACAACAGAGGGGACGCCATACCAACAGGCCATCCTTGGAATGCACACCTCCGCGACCGTGGAACCGGCCATCCGCCGCCGCATCCTCGGGACGCAGGGGGTAACGACAATCGAAGAATTCAACATGGTGCGCGACCCTGAAAACCGCAAGGTAACGGTCGATGCTGTGGTGAATACAGTTTATGGCACGTCAATCGTGCAGGGGGTCTTGTAATGGCGATTTCGGACTTATTTTTCCTCAATGAGAATGGGGTGGTATTCCCCGACTACCCTACCGTCCTTGAGCAACTCAAGGCCGAATACCGCACCATCTACGGCGAAGACACCTACCTCGAAGCAGACTCCCAAGACGGCCAATGGATTGCCGTCATGGCGCTGGCAATGTTCGACACGATGCAGGTGGCCGCCGCCGTTTACAACAGCTTCTCACCCCTGACCGCGCAATCGGACGCCCTGAGCCGGAACGTCAAAATCAACGGCATCCGCCGACTCAGCCCGTCCTTCTCGACCGCCGACCTTCGAATCATCGGGCAGGCTGGCAGCATCATCACAAACGGGCAGGCCGAAGACACGCTCGGGCAGAAGTGGAACCTCCCGGCATCGGTCACGATTCCGGTGGGCGGTGAAATCACCGTGACCGCGACCGCCGCGCAAATCGGCGCTATCTCAGCTGCAGCGAACACCATCACGAAGATTGCGACCCCGACAATCGGCTGGCAGTCGGTGACGAACTTGGCCGCCGCGACTGAGGGCGACCCGGTGGAATCGGACGCGCAGCTTCGCCGCCGTCAAACCAACTCAACCATGATTCCTTCGCAAACGGTCATGGAGGGCATCGTTGGGGCCGTGGCAAGCCTCGAAGGGGTGTCCCGGTATCGCGGCTATGAAAACGACACCGCGACGACCAACGCCGACGGCATTCCGGCGCATTCAATCTCGGTGGTGGTGGAGGGTGGCGACACGACGCAGATTGCCGACGCCATCGCCAACAAGAAGCCCGCCGGAACTGGTACCTATGGCTCGACCTCGGTGACCGTTTACGACCAATACAACATCCCGAACGTCATCAAGTTCTACCGCCCGACGGTGGCGACGATTGGCGTGGAAGTGTCGCTTACGGCCCGGGCCGGATACCTCAGCACGACCGCCGCGCTGATTCAGGCCGCCGTTGCGAACTACATCGAGGGGCTGGAAATCGGTGACGACGTTTACATCACCAAGCTATTTGTCCCCGCGAACCTGCTGAATAACCCGGAACTGGCCGACACCTTTGACGTGACGCAGATTCGGATTAAGAAGAACGCCGGGTCGTTCGGCACCTCGAACATCACGCTGGCATTCAATGAGATTGCCGACTGCGACCCTGCAACTAATGTGACGGTGATTGTGACATGACGACCGACGAATACCTCGCTCTCATCACTACGGAACACCAAAACCGCCCTCGGTTTATGGCGACGGTGCAGGCTTCCGTCGCTCCGTTTGCCGCATTGCAGGCGCTCATGCGTTCATACATCCCGGCCTTTGACGTCGATTCGGCAGTCGGACGACAACTCGACATTGTGGCTTTGTGGGTGGGAGTGACTCGGCGCGTGGCCGTCCCAATCGACGGCTTTTATTTTTCATGGGACGACACCGTTGCGACGGGGTGGGATGCAGGTGTTTGGAAGGGAATTGGCGACCCCGACGCGGGCTTTGTGGATTTGCCGGACGACCTGTTCCGGTCGGTTATTAAGGCAAAAATCGAGGCGAACCAATGGAAGGGCGACATCCCGGGCGCGTATCGAATCCTCGACGCAGCTTACGGGGTGGGCGACAATATCACCATCAAAGACAACCAAGACATGACAATGACCGTGACAATCACCAATGGGGCGCTGGCCCCGGTGCAGGAAGCCGTGATTACGCAGGGCTACATTCCAATTAAGCCCGCCGGAGTCGAGGCGGAATATGTGACGGTATAAGGAGAAACGAATGGCGACCAATGAAATCCTACCGTTTGCCTCGACGAACACGGGGACAAACCTTCTCACGCAATCCGAATACGCTTCGGACGCGCAGCGCACAACCGGGCATCAACCGGGTATCGCTCGGGCAAAGCTGGAAAACAAGGCGCTTCGGCAAGCCTCGACGATGGCCGCCGGGCTGGCCGAATTTATTGCGGACTGGCAGGCGAATAACGTCACCGACGGCCTGACCCCTCAGCAAGTCGCGGACTATTTGCTGGCCGCCCTGAGCGCAGCATTTCCGCAGGCCACGGAAACGGTGCAGGGCAAGATTGAACTTGCAACCATCGCGGAGGCCATCGCTGGCACCGACGCCCAACGCGCTATCACGCCCGCGACCATGTGGGCGGCGTTTCCGTATGTGCTTCCGGCTGGCAGCATCATTTACGTTGCTCAGAACAGCGCCCCTAACGGATTCTTGAAAGCAAACGGCGCGACCATTTCGCGCTCGACTTACTCAAGCCTGTTCGCGGCAATCGGCACTACATTTGGCTCCGGCAACGGCTCGACGACATTTCAAATCCCTGACCTACGCGGCGAGTTCCCCCGTGGTTGGGACGATGGCCGGGGGGTCGATAACGGACGCGCATTCGGCTCATCACAGGACGGGTCGTTTACGTGGGTTGGCTCAAATACCGACAATAACGGCTTCCCAATGGTATTCGACCCTAACACGGGAACCATGACGCTTGGATTTACCAGCACAACCGTCACGTTCCCAAATAATTTCGACGAAGTGGTGACTCAGGGAATAAGCACCTATGGCGCTTACAACTGGTATAACGTTGGCGAATCCGGGACATTCCAACGCGCAAAAGTTCGCCCTCGTAACGTGGCCCTGCTGGCCTGCATTAAATTCTGACCGGAGGCGACGACATGAAAATCTACAACTACCACCCGGATACTAAGCTATTCACAAATGCCGTCGAGGCGGACGAATCGCCGCTTGAGCCGGGCGTGTTTCTTATTCCCGCAAACGCGACTGACATTGCGCCGCCAAAGCTGGCCGCCGGTCAGTCGGCGCGGTTTATCGGGGTCGATTGGGAAGTCATCGACGCCCCCAAGCCAGTCGAACCAACCCCTGAGCAAGTGCAGTCGGTAAAAAACTCAGCGGCACGGCAATATCTGTATCAGACCGATTGGTATGTCATTCGGCAAACCGAAACCGGCGAAGCCATCCCGGACGAAGTGCTGGCAAAACGCGCCGAAGCCCGCGCCTCGATTGTGGAGTAAGCCATGACGTGCGAAACCATCACCCCGATGATTTCCCCGATTAAGCGCGGGGACACCTTCACGCTGGCCTGCACCTACAAGCAGAACGGCGTGGTGTATGACGTCACGAACTTCACGATTCGCTCTCAGGTGCGCGACTCATCCGGGGCGCTGGTGGAAGAACTGACCGCGACAAAAGCCAATCAGACAACCAACCCGGGCGTGTTTGTGCTGTCCGCTGCTGACCCGATGGATTGGCCGGTCGATGTCCTGTCGTGCGACATTCAGTTTTCGGACTCCGAAGACGTGGTGCGCTCGACACAAACATTTCAAATCCCGGTTGTTGAGGATGTCACACAATGAGCGAAATCGTCATCACGCCTCCAGTTCTATGCACCGTCGAAGTGACCCCGACCGTGACGGACGGGGTGACGATTGTTGAGAACGGACAAGTTGTCGTTGAGGCTATTTGCCCGGCGGCTCCGACTGTCGAGTTTGGATTAACCGCGACGGGCCTTCGAGGCCCTCAAGGCATTCCCGGCCCTGTCGGGCCTCCCGGGCCAAATAAGATTGGCGGATTCCCTGTCGCTGTCACCGACGCGCAGGAAAAAGACCTGCTTCAACTCAAGTCTTGGACATGGCAAAACACCCAGCAAGAGGCCCTGACCGACGGCGGAAATTTCTGAAAAGGAGAATCACATGAGCAACACCATTCGAATCAAACGCAGGGCCTCGGGCGCATCGGGCGCACCGGCCTCGCTTGACAACGCCGAACTGGCTTTTAACGAAGTCGATGAC